CCCCATCCCGTTTTGGGTGTGGCCGAACGGGCACGTCCTGCACGTACCAGATGTTGGTCGTCAGCGATAGGCTCTTCGCCGCGCAGCATCATAAGGATCTTGTCATCGGCATGCTCTTCCGATGATAGACTCCGACGATGCATGCTAACCAGCACCTTCATCAAGGCGCCCTCATCTTCCAATTTAGAAACTGGAAGAAGTCTCCTAGCTTTCCAACCCTTAATCAAGGGGCGGTGTAGCTTAGGACAGATGCGCTGGGTTTCATAACCCAGTGCACTGTGGCGTCCGAGTATTGGAGAGGTCTCTGCGACAACCGGCCAGGGTATCAATCTGGCCATAAGGTCGTCGAGATGAGCCGCTGCTTTCCACAGTCCCCGCCAATAAAGGTGGTTTCTTAGGGCAGCAGTAGACTCAATCTCCGGTACCTGCAAACGGTCACCCGGTAGCAAGGTACGAACTCGGGCCAATGTAACATCGGCCCCGTCGTAGTACTCCTTGCCACAACTCTCTCTGAACTTCCCAGTCCAGAAAGACTTGCTTTTATTGACCAAGAGGCCATGCCTCTCGAGCAATTGGATGACCGTGTAGACAAAGCGACGAGGAACGACTATGTCGTCCCCGTAGCAGCGCACCTTCCCCACCAGGCGATTTATGTCCTGTTGGGTCAGTCGGTGATTGAGCTCTTTCTCTACCGCACAGAAGACGATGGTCATAAAGACCATCGACTCCATGGGAAAAGTCAGAGCTGAACCCATCGACGCGAACTTGGCGAGGTCTATCAGACCATGGCCAGGCACATCAGCCTTCCGACTTCTGCACGAGTCAACTGCCTCCGCGAGGAGGCTGTGATTTCGTAACAGGAGTTGTACATGCTGATTCGAGACTCTATCGGACGCTTCACTGAGATCCAGTGTGGCGAGGTCTCCATTTCGAGACCCAAGGCGAGCAAGGTGCTGATTAGGCACCGCGCTCGCCCACCCGATAAGCCGTCCAGCTCGCTTGTCGCGAGTGACGGCCCTGTGGATCGCTTCCAATAAGCCTTGCTGCATGTATTGCATGCACGTAGGCTCGATGGCGATGATCCGTGGAGTCTTGAGAGTCTTAGGCACCGATATGACCTTAGTAGGTCTTTCGGCACCAGGTTCGAGGTATTGTACGTCTGAGAGGCTCTGATAGTGCCTCCAACTGGGGACGAGATTCTCTCCCGAAGGGAAGATTCGATCCAGTCGCTCAGGCCACTCGCGCTGATTCCACTTCGCGTTTCCGCGGAGCTTGTCAGCTGTGGCACCGGGCCCGTGCTTTGGGACGATGTTCCCTCGGTGGATTTCCAAGTCCACGTCAGTGAGAACCCCAGCCCAAAGCAGAGAACCAATACGAGCGAATTGATCAAGATCAACAGGATCAATCGCTTTGATGGTCTCACGTACATCCTGCTCACACTCCCAGTATTTTCGCATTGCGGCTCGCTCTCGTGCAGGAGTGCACGGAAGCTTTATCTTGGCGAACATCAGCGTGAGCTGACGCACCGCCCGGATCGCCTCAACGCTAGGTTCAGGGAGCAATCGACCGGACTCTCGGTCAAACACGAGCTCAAGGAAACCTCCGAGAAATCGGGGGAGCCCTCCCTGTCGCCGGAAACCCGGAAACAGGTCAGGAGCCGCTTCGCCAAGGTCGAGACTTCTTTCGAAGTCCTTTCCGAAGCTAGGCAGGGTTATCGTTAAGAACGATATCCCTTCGTGTTCAACACGTCCCGCGATAGTTTGATAATCGCGGGTGGTGCAGATGTCACACCAGGTCCCCAAATCAATGAGGACCGACTGTAGGAACAACATCAGTCTACCGGTGTCTCTCGTTAGAGACGTCGGCACCGTGCCTCCTTAATAGAGGTCGCGGACACGTAGCCTGATACGTTCCTCACCACCGGTTCCGTGATATTCACGGATCCACTCCGTCCCTACAGATCGAGGGACGGTGTCAGCTCTCACCACCAAGCAATTTGGTGATGTTAGCACCAGAGGAGGCGTTCAGAGCGGCGATGAAGCCGTCGATGACCGCCTTCTGCTCTGCCACTGTGTACCCGTACTTCGGACGATCCACCAGCACACGAACTGTCATGCTGTACGGAACGTTCTGAGCCGGGATCAGTGGGTCGGCAGCGGTCTTCTGGTGGGCCAGAGAAATAGTGGAGCGCGTACGCTTACCAAACGTATGCACTACGTCGAGCTTGACCGTACCGTCGTCCTTTTGAAAGGCGCCGGAAAAGTCACCACTCGCCACTCTCGGAAGAGAGTGGGCAGTACCACTAATGGTCACTGACTGCGGTTCGGAAAACATCAGGCATTGTCCTCTACAGTTGGGCAAAGCCGGTCTTTCCGACTCTGCAGCAAAGCCAGATAGGCTTTGCGGTCGGGGTGATAAGCCCCTGCAACCTCACCGAGTCATTTCACGATGAGGTGTCCGGGAGTGTGGGATAATCCCAACGCTCCCAGAATGGCCCATTGCCGGTTAGTATAACT